ATAATAGCTCCACCACCTGTTGCTAACGTTTGCTGTGCTGATATCCAAATTTCTTCTACATTAGAAATAAACGCAGCCTCATCTATAATCAATAAAGACAATGCTTCAGAACGACCAGAGTCACCTGATGATGAAGTTGCTTTGATTTGAGACCCATTATTTAATCTGAGTGATAATTTATTATCTTCTGCTGCTGGTAATTTAAGCCATGAAGGTAAATTTTCATACATGACTTTTACCTTTAATACTAGATTTTTTGCAACCTCTTGTTTAGTCGCAATTACTAGGATATTTTTATCCCCAAAAAACGTCATAAGCCATAGTGCATAGCCTGCACTTAATGTAGAGATACCTAGTTGCCTAGATTTTAATATGATGTTATAATCGTTGTCTCGCAGGTCTCTTAATGCGGTCTCTTGAAATGGATATAAGTGAAATGGAATTTTACCTTTTTGAGGATGTTGGATCTGGCAATACTTTTTCATAAAGTGAACCGGATCCTGTAAACATTTCTTGTATTCTTCTCTTATAATATCCTTTAAGGATTGTTGACTCATAACTTATTTTTTAAGTGAAATCTTCCAAAGCATAGAACCTTGGATATATGTATTTAATTCAGAATTTGTTCCAATTCCTAATCCATACATATGGTCTTTTTTAGTTTTTAATATTGCATTAAATCCTATTGTAGTGTAACTAGGTTTTTGAATTCCTAATGAACCTCCTAAATATAATTGAGTTCTAGGTAATTCTTTTAAATATGTTGTATTGTTAATTACAGTTTTAATTATTTGTGCATTCCATTGTCTACCAACTAACCCATTTTTAGTAATGCTGTCTATTACAGAAACATATCCTAAACTATCTTTTAAATTTAATGTATCTTTGTAAACGTGCATTGCAAAATATTCTTTAATAATTGCAGCTGTGTCAGCGTTTGCAGGAATTTGAATATATACTGGAACATCTCGATAAATGTCTTTTCCTTGTTTATAAACATTGTGATTAACTGATACTTTTACAGTATCAATTTCACGTTTAATTACCTCATATTTTTTTCCATCAATTTTTAAAATTTCTTTACCATCTTTTGTAGTGGTTGAACAAGAACGTTGTAAAAAAATCACTGCAGCAAGTACAGCGATTATAATGTAAGAAAAATTCTTTTTAATAAATGTCATAATCTACCTTTTTATTTAATATAAATATAAAGGTAGTAAATATTAGGTAATAATTGCCGGGGCTGACGGCGTTACTGTGGTTGCAACTACTGGTGCTGGACCTGCTACGCCGGTTACTGATTGTCCTGGAGGAACGATTACTGTAGCTGTTTTAATATAAGCATCTATTGCGGTTGCTAAATCTTTTGCAAGAGTTCGCTGCGCAGCTGCTAAATCAGTTTCTCCAGTTGTCATTTTTTGAAATGCAGCTAGAATTTGAGCTTCTAAAACTGTGGTAATTAACATAAATTATTTATCTTTTACAGGACCGCCTACAATCCAAGCATTACATGTTCTCGAACCTGCACACTTAAATTTAAGCATTGTGCAATATCCTAATTTTCCAGCTTCTATAGTATTCCAAGCGTCTTTTTCAGCTCCTTGAGTATCATCTAATTCTGCCTCAGCTTCAGGAGCTTCTGGCTGTAACCATGAAGGTATTTCAGCAGCTTCCATTTGTTGTGCTGGCCCTTGTTCTACTGGCTTCTCTTCAGGAGCTACGTACTTTTCTCCAGATGCTAATCCAACTTCAATACAATTTAAAATTCTAGAAGTAATATTAAAAGCGGCACATGAATTACATCTTGAATCCTTAGCTTCTTCCATGGTATCTAATTTCCAAGTAGCCGCTTTATCTTTCCAAAATTTAATATTTGGATTGTTCGGATTCAATGGACCATATCCATATTTGTCAATAGCAATTTGACGATGTTCTAAATTAACCTCAACGTTTTGAGTAGCTACGGGGCACTTTGGTGCTTCGTCTTCTTTTAATAAATCTACTAATTTTATCATATTATTTTATTTTGATAATAGACTTTTTAAGCATATTATCTAATTTTTTATTTACTGATTCTTCTTGTATATACGGCTCATTATAATTAACAACTCCTTTGGAAATATTTTTCATTGCATTAACTGCATCATCAGTCTGAGGCATTACATCTCTTTTAGGTGCTCCGGCTACTGGCTGTGATGTTTTTTGCATTGAATTAATATTAGGTACTACAATACCATCTGCAATTCCTTCTGCTTTATTTACATTTGCAACTTTAGAACGAAATCTTTTAAATACATCAATACACTCTGGAGTGATATTTTTAATAACATACTCACGAACAAATTTAGCGTCTGCTTTTAAAAGATTTTGACCTTGCACGCTTTGAGTTGGTACTTTACCTAATTCAGCTGCAATAGCTAATTGTACTATCTTTAATACATCTACAGGATTTATTTTAGGTCCTACTAAATCAATAGCATCAATTACACCTCTGGAATTCATAGCATATAACTGACTCCATCTATGATGTCCGTCTATAATATATTCTCCATTGTAAGTTACAATTGGAGCTTTAATAGTTACTGTGTTATTTCCTAAACAATTAGCTAGAGAATCTGCTTTTGTTAATGGCCACTTCAATGACCCATTAACATCAATTTCATTTTGAGTAGGTCTTAAATCAGTTACTTTAATTGCTTTTGAAACTGCTTTTAATAAATCATCTGTTTGGTCTCCGTCTGTTCTGCCTGAAGTGATAAATGCTTGCACTTTTTTATCAGACGCTAATGTACCTAATTTAGCAACAAACTCTTCATAGTTTGAAACTTTAGTAATTAAATCTTTTACTTCTTCAGCTGCTTTATCATCTGTAGCATCTTCGTTAATTACTAAACCTGCTAATTTTCTAAGTCTAATAGATTCTTGTATTAATTCGGTTTTCATTATTATTTTATTTTTACCAAGCTCTACATGACCAATATCTAGCTTTCCACCTAGGTCCTGGATTTTCACAATTATGTCTTGCTCTAAAAGATTTTCTTCGAGCTGGATTGTTCTTTTTAATTTTCATTCCTGGCTCACCAAATCCTACTTTTACTACATTTCCTTTTTCATTTCGTACATATACTGCACGCTTTCTAGGACCTCCTGGAGTATAAAATGGTTTGCCTAATTTTACTTTTCTGCCTTTATATTCAGATTCCTCAATTACCTTGTTATCTTTTTTTTTGACTCGATATATAATTCGGTTGAAGATTCTTTAGGCATTTTCATTTTTTTATCATAATCGCCCATTTTAATTCCTTTTTGTTGACTCTTTTCTCCGAATGCCATCATTTCCAAATCCTTTTCAGTTTGTCTAAAATCTTCAATTTCATTTTCAAACCAATCAGCAGCGATAGCACAAGTATTCATTGCTTGAGCTACATCGTCTTGATCTGCATCTGGGAATTTCTCAAATCCTAAATCGTAAAACTCATCCCATGCATCTTCATCTGCTAAATCTTCCAATTTCTTTTTATTAGAAGTAAACCACTTTGAAATTTCATCATGTAATGAAACTGGCTCTTCTACTGCTTCATTTAAAGATTCTTTAACAATCTTTCTAATAGTAGTACGAATAATATGCTCTTGAATTTTATGATCTAATAAATCAACTACATCTTCTGGTTCTAATGACAATGCTTTATGAAACATTGCATCTGCTTGATCAGCTTCTGCTTCTGCTGCTTTTAATTTTTTAGCCATTGCAATTAATGCTGGCTTTAGTTTTTCTTTTTTAGCTGGATCTGTAGCGTTTACAAATGCAGTTTTAAGAGTTAACATATCAGCCTCTGCTTGTTGCATTGCTAACATTTTAGTTTGCAATTTTTCAGTGGCGTTTTTTAATTCTTTTGAAATTTTAGGATCCATTATATGTTTATTATTTTTGTAAATGTGTCATTAATACTCCACCTATTGCTGAAGCGTGTACTGCTAAATGATTTATAGATTCAATATCTAATTTAGTTTTTCTTTTTGTAAAATCTAAACCTAAAGTGCCAATAAATTTACCATCTATAGATTTAATTGCAAATAAATATCCAGATTTGCATCCAGACTCTTCTGCTATATATTTCAATCCAAATGTTGGAATTTTTTCATCTTTAAAATCGTGAATTTCAATTATATCATTTTCTAATAACTCATTAACTGATTTTGAAAATAAGTTAACTGGTATATTTTGGAAATTATTTTGTATTGATTGAATTCCTACTTTAACGGTTTCGTAAAATACACTGAATTTAGCTATTGATTTTCCGGTTGGATAAAAATGACCTCCATTGTGAAATTGAGCTACCCATACTCGATCTGCGCTGAATTCATCTTTTATATGTTCAATTTTAGTGGTTACTAAATTTCCTATTTCTACAGCATCTGCAACCATATCGGATGGAGATTTTTTGCTGTCTAAATGAGCTTTGATTAGCATAACTAATATTGGGCCTGCGACACCAGTTAAAAATGCTACTATAATTTGCGTCATTACTTATTGTTGTTGTTTAATTCGTTTATAAAGTTTTCTTTGAAAAGTACAAATTCTTTTTCTATTTTGTCTGCAATTTCTTCTGCAGTCATTCCACCATTCCATTGTTCTGTCGTGCCATCTACATTGGTAAAGTTAGCAGGATTTCTAAAAGACTCAATTAATTCTTTAGCCTCTTGCTCTGCATCTTTTAACCAAGCTTCTGCATTTTTAAGCATTCTTTCTTTTTCATACTCTTCATATTTTCCTTCAATACGAAGATTATGTTCGAAATCTACTTGACAGTCAAAACAATGTTTTTCTAACTTCCAGAACTTTTCATCCAATCGCTTTGTCATTGAATTATTGCACTTAGGACATGTCGACGGCATTTTATTAGCAATGAGTTGACGGATTTCATCCATTTTACCCTTTTTAATTTTAAAGCCTTCTCTTTGCTCCCATTCATCCCCATTCTCAACCCAACATTCACCAACCGCTCTTTTTTTGTTTTGATTAGCAACTTTATCTGCATCTGAAAACCCAACCGTTGTTTTATTTTGAGTACGGTGAGTACCATCTAGCATTTTTTTAATTGCTTCTATATTACGTAACTTCGTTGCCATGGCATTTTTTTATTTATAATAATAATTATCTTATTTTTTAAAAGATGTCGCTAATCCGCCTAAAATGAATTTACCAGTAATTTTAAATGGTTTATTGTAAATTTTAGTATCACGAATAACAATACCTTCATGCTCTGATACGGGGCCTAATGGAGAATTTAGCTTAGCTAAAATAGCATCTCCTAATTTCATAGTAGCTATGTAAATAACAAACCCATCTACTGCAGCTTTGTAATCTTTAGGATCTGCAATGTATTCTGGTAAAGCTACCCCGTCTGATATTTTAATTAAAACATCTTTAGATAAAGCAGCTATTCTTTTACCATCTACGGTTTTAATATCTCCGTCTGGTATAGTTGCTTTTGCTAACCATTGAGAAAGAGTTTTAGTTTCTTTTTTATCTCCGAAATTAACTGTATATGATTTATTTAATTCTTTTGACAAATCAGGTTCTCCATCTAATGTAGTTGGAATAGAACCTAGCACTTCATATCCACGCTCTGATGCTGACGGTACTAAATTATTTAATAAGTCTTGCATTGCTGCTTTATTATATGCTTTTTCTTTAGTAGCTCTTTTAGTTGGAGTTACTTGTGCAATTTCTAACAATCCATGAACTGCTAGGAAATTTTTATTATAAGACAATACGTTAGTTGATCCAGCTACATATTCTAAATTGAACATTACGTTAGGATTGTCCCATAATCCTAATTTTTTAAGAGCTGGCGTAATTTCAGATAATGCTTCATTGAAAATATCTAATACAGTACCTCCAATTTTAATCATTCCATGACCTTCACCAAAACGATCTGTTAATTCTGCTTTGGTAATTCCTTTAACATCTAAAGGTTTATTAGAACCCCTATCCATTACAAAAGTCTTTTTATTGTCTAGCGTAATTAAACGAATAGAAGCATTTACTCCATCAATTTTTACAGAAGCAGGTCCTTTTTTCAAATAATCAATTGATCTTTGAAATACAGTAACTAAATCTTTTCCTGTCTTAACCGTTGGAATATTAAATGGATGCGCCATATGACCTCCTGCCCCGCCTTCCATGATCAAAGACTCTTCAATATTTACTCCATAAACGGTTTTAGGAAATTCATCGAAATCATATACAAATGGCTTACCTGTATTAGTATTTAAAAAATCTTTTAGCTTAATCATTTTCTCGTCGTGTGCTTTTTGTTGCTCTGGAGACATATATCCTTCCATAAATGAAGAAGGAGTTATGTATTTTTCTGCTTTAAGTACTTTAATTAATATACCAGCAATAAATCCTCCTGGCATAACTGCAATTGCTGTTAATCCAATTGTTTTAAGAACATCTTTTAATTGATCTCCTATTTGTTTTTGTTCAGCGTCTGTTAAAGTTTTCTTTCCAGTTGCAGCTAATATCAATAGCTTAAAAGCTTTTTTGGTTTCTTGACTTTCTTGCTTAATAGCTTTTACAAACTTACTAAATTTAGATTTAATATCTTCAATTGAAACTGCCTCTGTTAATTCTAACGATTCATTCCACCAATCTTTACTAAATAATTTAGTTTGATCTGGTTGAGTTGTTTCTATTTTTAAATTCTTTTTTTTCATTACTTCTGCAATTGATAATTTAGATTCATTTACAGCTTCTAATTTATCAAATATCATTTTAGCTAGCTTTTCGTCATACCAACCAAAAACAGCTTTGAATAAATTTATCTTTTGAGATCTAGGAGTTTTTACATC